TGTATTCGCTTTTAAGGTTTTGTAGTGCTTCTTGAAAAACGTCTGATTCAAGTATTCTTTCAGCTTCAGCTGCTTTAACAACTTCTTCGTGTGTAGGCATTTATCTCTCCCTTGTCATACCAACTTTATTAGTAGCAAGAGGTCTAACTATACTCCCAACGTCTAAAGTTGGAGCAACAAAGTTAAATGGACTTATTCCTAAACTAGCAAAAGTTGGTAATTCTGCTGGTAATTCTACTGATTGTGCTATTGGTTGTGTTACAGAAGAAACTGGGACTTGCGGTACAGTTATTCCCATTGCATCTATCATGTTCTTGCTTAAACGATCTATTTTTTCTTGTAATTGTGCCGAAACTACAGGAGTTGTAACTTCTGGTATTGCCAAAGGTGTAACTGTTGGTTTCGCTATAGACATAATCTCTGGTATGTTAATTTGTGGTAAACCTAAATTTTCTGTAACTAAAGGTTCTATAAATTGAGGTATATCTAAAATTCTGTTTGGAATAACCTCTGGTATTTGTTCAATCATTGGTAAACCTAAATTTAAAGGCAAGTCTTCAAAAGTTTGCATAGGTATGTCTAGCATTTCTGGAATTCCCGCTCCAATAGGTTCTTGTATTTGTAAAGGTGTAACTGTTGGGAGTTTTGTAGTAAAAGGTTCTCTCAATACAGGCTCTTCAATAGAGCTTAGTAAAGACTCAACAGGAAATTTTTCTTGTGGCTCTGGTATTGTTTGTAAACCTATGTTTTTTAGTAATTCATCTACATCAACATTTGCCAATAATCCTTCAATATCTAAAGGTTCTAATGAAACAGGACTATTAGCTATTGCACTAGCAGATACTCCCGCTGGTGCTACTGGAGCTATTTGTCTAACAGAATCAGGATCAAATGTAGTTCCAGCTGGCATTGGTGTTCCCGTTCCCATTGGTAAACCTAAGTCTGCTCCTGTCATTCCAACAGAAGGGTCTTGTACGCTTGGAAAAAAAGCTGGTCTTGGTTGAAAAGGTGTAGCTCCTTGTGCAGTATATCCCATAGGTTGATCTGGAGAGAAACTCATACCAGGTGCTACCACTTGTTCAAAAGGCATACCGCCCGCTATTTGTTGTGCATAGGCTTGACCACTTAGCAAACCACCTCCACCCGCTCCAAAAAGTCCACCTAATCCGCCAGTACCACCAAAAACAGCACCACTTTCATAAAAAGTATTTTTAGCTTGATTTCTTGAAGTTGGTTCTAAATAAGTATATGGCTTTGCAGAATCGGGTACACGACTCCATCCTTCTGTAGTTTGTCCTTCTTCTCCAGTTACAGGATCAAACCAAAAGAAATTCATAGAATCGATATATTCTCCGCCTAATGCTCTTTTGCCTATATCGCTATATGCGTATGGATCGTATGTTGGTTCTGCCATATTAATTCGTTATTAGTTTATCTATTTTAGCATCAAGTTTATCTATTTTATCTATTAATCGTTGAAACTCAATGGTGTGTTCATTTCTAGTTAGATACTCTCTAGCTACTTCTTCTCGTGTTCTGTTAATTAAAATGTTCTGTCTTTGTAGTTCTGAAGCGTGAGTCTTAATCGTATAAAAGATTGGTGCAAATACCAAACTAATTATTATGTTCCAAAACAACATTCCATCCATGATTAGCTCAGTTTATCCCACTCTTTCCCTTGAAACAAATTTGCTTCTGCTTCTCTGCGTTTAACCAAGCCACCTAAAATAACACCGCCAGCTTTGTTCCATCTTTTTATTTGCTCTGGAACACCGTCATAGTCTTCTTCATTTAGAACTTTAAGTAATGTAGATTTCTTAAGGTTTGTAGGGCCTAAGTTATATACCCAACATACCAAAGCATCAAATTGACATTGCTCTAATGGCACTTCTACAAGATCATTAATATAGCCTTCATACTCAATCATCTCTTCTTGTAGCATATATTCGGCTTCTTCTTGATTAATTTTATCGCCTTCTTTTACATCTTTAGTATGACCATAACCAATAGTCCAAACGTCTACAGAATCTTGATAGGCTTCTAAACGACAACCTTCGTAAGACTTAATTAAAGATATGCCTTCTTCAGATATTTGCATTGTTTCTTCGTTTTCTCCGTACCAATTCCATCTACCGTTTTTACTTGTCATCACCAGAGTGTGATGCTCCAAAGTAAAAACTAATAATGGCTGATGCTAGACCACCTAAGTAGCCGAGCACTAAATTGACCAATGCCTCTGAGTTCTGTTCGGGGGGCTGAATGGTGATAAGAAAGATATAACCTAGAAAGCCACCTAATGTAGCAATACCTATAATTCTAGTTGTCCAATCTTTAGAAAAAGTCTTTCTAGCATCTTGGGTGTCTTGTACTTCTAGTTTAAATACATCTACTTCTAGTTCTTTCATTTGTATTTCAAACTCTGTTTCAGCTTTTTTAAGCTGAAGCATTTGTTCAGGTGTGGCATTGTCTATGGCTTTTTGTATTTCTTTAGGTTCATTCTTGCAACCTAATACATCTGCAATCATGTTTGCAGCCATACCACCCATAGGGCCTCCTAACGCTGTACCTAGTGTTGGAGCTACCGCTCCAACTAAATTTTTAAGTAGTGCTTTCATCTTTTTTATCTTTTCTTTGATCCAAAATAAACTTCCAAAAGGCAGCGGTTTGTTTACGCTTGTCTTCTGCTGTTGCCTTTTTTTTAGGCATTATTTTTTCTTTTTATATACGGTTTTTTTAGTTTTTCTTTTTGGTGGTCTACCAACTTTACTTCCGTATGTTCCTTTACCTCTTGGCATAATTTCTCCTTATATTGTGTAAATTTGCAAAGGCTTTTCTTTACCCTTTACTTGTAATGGTTCTAATAATTTTAACTCATAATCAGACTTTATGGCAGTATTGTAGCCAATTAATAAATCTACCCCAGCATCTTTAGTACCACTTTCTAGTCTAGCCCCTGTGTTTACTGCATCTCCTATAGCTGTGTAATCAAACCTTTGTTCACTACCCATGTTGCCAATAACTGCATAACCAGTATTAATCCCTATACCAATAGCCACAGGTGGTAAGTTTTTTTCTGCCATCTCTATGTTTAAATGTTCCATGTTTTTTTGTATATCCAAAGCACAGTCTATGGCTTTGTTTTCGTGAAAGTCTTGATCTAATGGTGCATTAAATATTGCCATCATTGCATCGCCTATGTATTTATCTACCATACCACCATGTTTCTGAACTGCGGATTGTTGTGCAGTCAGAGCCTTATTCATAATGTAAGTTACTTCTTCGGGTTCAAGGGTTTCTGACATTGAGGTGAATCCCCTAACGTCAGTAAATAAAAAGGTAGCATATCGTTTTTCTCCTCCTAGTTTTAATAAACCAGGATTGTCTTGTAATTGTTTAACTTGTCTAGGATCAAGATAATGTTCAAATTGTTTCTTGATCTGTTGTCTTAGTTTATATTGTTCTCTAAATCTTAGATAGAAAGCTGTAGATGCAGTTATAAACTCTGCAATTAAAGTCCATGTTACATCTATTAAAATACCTTGTTGTACTGTCCAATACCCATAGATGCCTGTAGCGATCATTATTATTAATGCAGTAGATACCCCCAAGGTTATACCTAAAACATTTAATACAGACCATATAAGAATTATAGAAATAGTTAGTATTAATAGTTCTACGGATAAAGCGTAGTCGGGTATATATGGACTGTCTTGTATCAATATAGATTCTGCTAGTGCTGCTTGTATCTTGTGTGGTTCTAGCAAACCAGCTGGAGTAGATAGTTGTGGCATTACACCATTAGCTGTAACTCCTACAATAACAAACCTATCTTTTACATCCATTTCTTGTAGTGTTGTAGATGGTGTATCAACCCAACTAATCCATTTACGACCTAGTGAATCTACAGGAACAGAAGGTAAACCTCTAACCCGTATTTCTTCTAATCCATTCTCATTTGTTTTAATTACATAAGTATCTGCTTCGGCTAAGACTTTTAATATCTGTGTTCCAAAAGCGGGTGTCCAACCATCGGGTGTACGCATCAATAATGGCAGTCTTCTTGTTAAACCATCTACGTCTATAGGTGCAGACGATATACCTTGATAGGCATTGTTTTTAAGTATGTCTATATTTTGTGTAGAGCCTTTTAACATAACACCACCCACATCATCACCAAGAATAACCGTGCCTGTTGTTTGTGGATATTTCTGATTATCTGTTTCAAACATAGCAATCACACTAGGATATAAACCAAGTACATCAGCAAAGTCTTTATCACCGCCAAAACGATCTGGTTCACTAAATGCTATAACGTAGCCAACACCCATAGCACCACGATGTAATAAGTCCATGTGTATTTCTGTCAATATTTGACGAGGGAAAGGCCAGCCCCCTTCTTCTTGTACGTCTTGTTCTGTAATGTCTAGTGTTACAAATAAATTAGATGTGGGTTGTTCTTTTACCCAAACATCAAAGACTTTTAGTTTTAGTATTTCTAGTGGTGTCAGTTGATATATAAGAGGTAGGGTAAGTAATGCCAATAAACTTAATAACTGTAACTTCTTCATCCCGATCCTTGCTTAATTGTTATTGTTGTTGACGAACCACCATTAATTTTAACTGTATTTGTTACACCGTCTTGTATCAGTATAACTGTATAACTGCCCGATCCGTCTAAATTTAACTTTGCACTTTGACTGACTGATCTGGTTAAACTAATGTTTTGACCTGATACTATTGTTGTTATTTGTGTGTCTTTATCTTGACCTATTTCTGTACCAGAAATACGAATACCCACCCCACCTTGTTTAAGTGCATCTTCTTCTTTAGATAGTGCTAGTGCGTCTAGCACGTTAAGCAAGTCTTCTAAAAAGTTTACATCTAAATAGTTGATGTCTAGTTCTGTAAACTCAAGTTTTGCTTCTGCGTCTAAGAAATCTTCGTTAAGAAA